GGTTATTCTAGACCAGCTCTTGTTTCAGATTTTAGTTTCGTTAGAGAAAGAAAATTTCCGAATTTTTCTTCCACTATGCAGAAAGATCCTGTATATAAAGCAACACTAGATGATAAACAGGAGGTTTCTATTGATCCTCGTGTTATAGGCTTCAATGGTAAAGACAATATGTTAATATCCGATATAATTGAGCGATCTGCAATCATTCAAAACGTTACGTGGAGAACTACTGATATACCGGGCAAATCAATTCAATTTTTCAATGTTTCACCGAACCATTGGGTGACCGGTTTAGGGAGTGCCACAAATCGGATTTGCATGAATCCATTGACTTATGTAGCGCAATCTTTTAGGTATTGGCGAGGTTCAATTCGTTTTAGATTTGTTGCTATTGCGTCGTCTTTTCATAGAGGTAGGTTGCGTTTAGTTTATGATCCAGCGGGTTTTGGCACTGTGACTGCTACTACAGTATTTGAATCAAATACAAATTATAATTACGTATGGGATTTAAGTGAGTCTCATGAAGCTACAATGGATGTGTGTTTTATGAGCCACTTACCATATTGTAGAACTGTCCGTCCTGGAGCACCTAATATATTTCAAGGTTTTTCAGCTATTTATGGAGGTGCCAATGGGTTAAGTCATAATCCTAGTTTTGATAATGGTTCTATTGCTCTTGTAGTTCAGAATGATTTAACATGTTCTGGTCAAGCAGTATCAGATATTCAAATTATGTGTTACGTGTCAGCAGGTCCCGATTTTGAATTTTTTGAACCAGAACAAGGTATGGACGATTATAGTTTCTTTCCACAATCAGGAGAAATGATGCAGGATGATTTAATGTTGCGTTCTGCCACAGCTGATGTAGTTTTTGGGAATTATATTCCTATAAACGATAGAGCACCACAAATTTTTCATGGTGACCCTGTTATTAGTTTACGTTCTTTATTGAAACGGTACGTTAATTATTTTGTTTTACCAGTTCCTGCCGTTCCTACAGGTTCTTCAGTGCTAAACTGGAACTTGAGTGGTTACCCCATGAACCGTGGCAAAGCTGTTAATGGAATGCATTTGGCGGGTACTACATCTACTAATTACGTCAATAACACACATATAGCCTGGTTTTCTGCATTATTTATGGCTAAACGAGGAGGTATGCGTTGGCGTGTTACTGATGTGTCTCCTAAAGATTTGTCTTTTGGTCATTTGCAATTAATGCGGACACCAAATGCAAATTTTTTGGCTAATATAGGCGCAGCACCTTCTGGTACGTCTACAAGTGCAATAGCCAAATCTTATTTATCAGCATTCGCATTGGGAAGTGTGGGTGCTAAATCATCCATAAATGGTTTTACATTAGGTGAAACCATGGGTGGTGGAAAGATAGCAGCCGACATTGAGCTACCTTTTTATAATAATCGGCGTTTTATCCCGTGCAGAACGGGTGATAATTCTAGTCCTAGCGACATGGGATTATTGATTTCTGCTATTTGTACTAATACAACCACATCTGCAAAAACTGGGGGACTTTTATGTTCTGTAGCTGCAGCTGATGATTATTCTTTATATGGTTTTATTGGTACACCCATTGTACATTACGTTCCTGTTCTAGCATAGGGATTACTCGCGGCAACCGCGGGGTGGCGATCTGGGCGTCATGGGGTTTTCCCGTCATTTTTTAAATTTACCTTAATTTTATGGCGGTTACCCCGCTAGTTTTTAGAGGTTGCAAATTTAAGAAGTGAAAGACCCTACACTTTAAATACGCATAACATTACAGTTATTAAGAGGTAAGTTGAACTTATTCTGTTTGGTTAGATGATTCCAATTTGGAGGTGTCATGCGTTTGGGTTGCTT